TTCCAGCAAGCCGTTCATTTGCGTTTGCGCTTGAACTCACTCATACTTCTGGTGCTATCACTTGGCCGACCTCTGTGAAATGGCCCAAGGATACGCCTCCAACCCTAACCACGGGCAAAACCCACATCTTCATCTTTGTCACCGACGACGGCGGCACACGCTGGCGCGGTGCTTCCCTCGTAGACTACGTTAACTAATCATGGATCCTAACGTTATCAAACTTGCGATGGGTGCGGCTGGGGCTGGTGGTGCAGATAATAGACTGTATGGATGGGGACGCAATGTATATGGCGAAATTGGTCTTGGGAATACGACCTCGTATTCATCTCCAAAACAAGTTGGCGCACTAACAACTTGGTCCCAAATTGCTATGGGGTCAGGTCACTCCCTCGCTATTAGCGAAAGTGGAGCTTTGTGGGCTTGGGGGAATGGAGGATCTGGAAAGCTTGGACTTGGTAATACAACCTCGTATTCATCTCCAAAACAGGTTGGCTCTCTTACAAATTGGGCAACCCTTATGAAATGTGGTGGCACTCCAAATTTTAGTGCTGCTATTAAGACTGACGGAACCCTTTGGATGTGGGGTAACAATAGCGAAGGTCAGCTTGGTCAAGGAAATCAAACTTATCGGTCATCGCCAGTACAGGTAGGTGCATTGACCAACTGGAGCAAAGTAGCTACTGGTAGTACGGCAACAATCGCTATTAAAACAGACGGAACTATTTGGTCTTGGGGAAGAAATTCTGAAGGGCAATTAGGACTTGGAAACACTACCGCAAGATCATCTCCAGTACAGATTGGTTCTGGAACAAATTGGGCAGATGCAGCAATTAACCTGCATTCTCTTTTTGTTAAAACCGATGGAACGCTTTGGTCGTGCGGGTTAAACCGTTACTCTGCTGCTGGTGCTCTTGGGCTTGGAGACTCTGGAATTGATAGAAGTTCGCCAACGCAAGTTGGATCTCTTACCAATTGGAACAAAGTAGCTACTGGCGACGGATCTTCGTTTTCCATCAAGACCAACGGAACACTTTGGGCTTGGGGAAACAATAGTAATGGTCAACTCGGTCTTGGAGATACTGCAAATAGATCATCTCCAGTGCAGGTAGGATCTTTGAGCAACTGGAGCAACATTGTTGCTAGTGGATCATTTGTTGTTGCTGTGAAAACTGACAAAACGCTTTGGGCTTGGGGTTCTGGAGGGAATGGAAGGCTTGGTCTTGGAAACACGACATCATATTCATCCCCAAAACAAATTGGATCATTGACTAATTGGAATAAGATTGCAGCCGCATACTCAAGTGCTCTTGCTACAACGCAATAGCATAAAAGTCTTTACCTTACGTTAGTAGCTGTCAGAAAGGCTAAGTGAGCAACAACTTGCCTAAGAAACTTCACTTCCTTTCTGGCCTTCCTCGTTCTGGCTCGACGGTGTTAGCTGCGATTCTTAACCAGAATCCGCAGACGCACGTTTCAACCACCTCTGGTCTTGGTGCTGCGCTTGATGCTCTTGCCTCAGCGTGGCACCGAGAGCCGCTTCTTGAGAAAAACGACCTAGATCGCAAGAAGCTGGCAAACGCTATGCGTGGCCTGATTAACGGCTACTATGACGAGGTTACGGACAAGCCTGTTGTCATTGATAAGGCGCGTAATTGGCCTCTTCCTGTGGTGGTTTCTGCAATGGGCCAAGTGCTTGGGCACAAGCCGCGCATCATTGCAACGGTTCGTAGCGTTCCCGACTGCATGGCTTCGTTTGTTCGCGTAGCCAAGCCAACGGACCTCGACGATTTCGTGCATAAGTCTGGGCTGGCTGCGCATCTCAAGACCTCCTACCAAGTGTTACAGGCTGGCTACCAAGCTGACCCAGAGTGCTTCCTGTTCGTGGAATATGAAGACCTTCTGGCCGATCCGCGCACCCAGCTTAAGCGCATCCACGACTTCCTTGGCCTCGACCCGTTTGAGTATGACCTAGAACGCATTGACGGCTCTACCGTCAAGGAGGACGACGAGGGCATTCATGGCGTAGCTGGCCTGCACGACATCAAGCCCAAGCTGGAGCGGCAGCACAGCCAGTCGCCCAAGGATGTCCTCAAGCATCACTATTCCCAGTTTTGCCAGCCCGAGTTTTGGTTGCCTGAGCCGCGCACCAAGCCAGAAGTGGATGGCCTCGATCTCCAACTAGCCGCCTCTACGATGGGGGACTTCAAGGAAGGCCGACGCATTGCCGACAAGCTGGCTATTGAACGCCCCAACGACAACCGCGCAGCTTTCAACCGTGGGTGGTACGAACTACATGACGGCAACTTCCGCCTCGGCCATCAACTGCTCTACCGTGGTCGTAAGGTAGGAGTGTTTGGCAACAGCCCGCCCAACACGCCACAGCCTGAGTGGAACGGCAAGCCATGCGCTACGTTGCTCATGTACCTTGAAGGTGGACTGGGCGACCAGATCCAGCAGCTAGGCTACATCCGCAATGTCCGCGAACAGGGAGTGGCCGACATCATCATTTCATGCTCTCCAGAGTTGGTGCGGTTTGTCAACAACGCCAACCTCTGCTCAGCGGTGGTGCAGCACGGTGCAGAGTACGGCGTCTATCACGACTGCTGGATGGCGGCTATGTCAGCCCCGGCATACATGAATCTGTCTAAGGAGATGATTTATGGCGTCCCGTACCTCGACAAAATTCCGTACCGTGGTTACTTTAAGAAACTGCGGGTGGGTCTACGCTGGTCGGGCAACAAGCAGTTTGAGGCCCAGCACCACAAGCTATTCCCGGCACCCTTGTTCTTTGATGCGGTCAAACGGGACAACGTAGAGTTTATCAGCCTGCAACGGGACGCAGACTTGGAATACAAGCCCGATTGGGTGCAGACGGTGCCACTTGATACATGGGACGATACCCAAGCCGTTGTCAGCACCTGCGACCTCGTAATCTCGTCCTGTACGTCCGTAAGCCACCTTTCTGCGGCAATCGGTGTCCCAACGTGGGTTGTCATCCCAGTAATGGGGTATTATCTGTACGCAGAACCCGGCCCTAAAACGCCCTACTACAACTCTATGCGGCTGTTCCGTCAGCAGAAGTATGGCGATTGGACCCATCCCTTTGAGGAAATCAAAGCCCTAAACTACGAACATGAACTACTGTCTGGTAGAGAATAACGCCATTGTTGACGGGCCTCGCGCCCTGCCGAGTAGCTGGCGCAATGTGTCTGGCCTCAACTGGCTGAGCAACGACGAGCTTCGTCCCCTTGGCTGGCTCCCGGTTCGTATTGATGAGGGTATCGTTGATGAGAAGTTTTCGGGGTCCGTGTTTGTTATCAACCCGAATGAAGTGGTTGAGGTAAAGCTGTGGGTTAAGTACACGGCGGAAGAGAAGGCTGAGATTGATGCCCAGAAGGCGGCTGCTGTACGCCGCGAACGCAATGCCAAGCTCACCGAGTGCGACTGGACCCAGCTTAACGACACGCCCTTGGACAACCCTACCAAGGTGGAGTGGACTACCTACCGTCAGGCTCTCCGCGACATCACGGCTCAATCTACGTTCCCGAATAGCGTAGTGTGGCCCGTAAAGCCCTGATATACTTAGGTTATGGCCCAGATTCAAAAAGGCACCACCTACGGGACGACCTCCCCGTCGAACCTCGTATCGGCAACCAATCTCAACGACCATGTTGATGATGCCGTGCTGCTCCCCGGTGCCGTTACGGATCAGACGGCCAAGACGGTGTTGGCGGATGCCGACACGATTCTGGTGCATAGCGCGGCGGATGTAGCCCTTCGTAAGACCACGGCTGCTCAGGTGTTTGCCAGCCCGCGCCCTATTGGCTCTTCTACGGCCTCTTCCGGCAAGTTTACGAGCCTTGAGGCCACGGGACAGTACAAGAGTGCGGTGACGGCTGTAGGTGCCTTAGATATCGATTGTTCGCTGGGCAACTACTTCACCAAGACAATTAACGCCAACAGCACCTTTACTTTCAGCAACGCCCCCTCGGGCGCGTATGCGTTTGCCCTTGAGGTGGAGAATACGTCGGGAACGATTAGTTGGCCTGCTACGGTTAAGTGGCCGAACGATACGGCCCCAACTCTGTCCACGGGCAAGACCCACCTCTTTGTGTTCGTTACTGACGACAGCGGCGCACGCTGGCGAGGCATGGCCCAAGTAAACTACACGACATGAGCTGGTGGTCTGAGCTTCTTTTCAATGCTGGCACGGGCGGTCTTTTTGGACTGTTCGGCAGCGTTGCTACGTCGGTGATCCGCATCTGGGAGAAGAAGCAGGACAACAAGTTTGCGTTGGATATGCTTGATAAGCAAGCTGCTAGTGCTGAGGCACTTGCGGCATGGAACGCATTTGCGGCATCTCAGTCGGCATCTGCCGCAGACATGACGGAGAAAGTGGCACCGTGGGCAGCTAACGTCCGCGCCGTCACTCGCCCCTTCCTCACCATCGGCCTAGTGCTTGGTTCCTTCATCAGCTTCTTCCTGATCGAGGACCAATACCTGAAGGTGGAAGCCATCCAGAGCTTCATGATGTTGGCAGGCACCTCAGTTGCGTGGTGGTTCGGTAGCCGTATGACTGCCCTTATCCGCAAATGATCTTCGATAACGACATTACTAAGGTAGTGGCGGTAAGCGTGGGAGGCTCATTTGGGACGATCACCCTCACTCAAGTGAACGAGATTGCGGCCTTCATCCTCGTTTTGGTGTCGATTGCCTACACCGTTACCAAGCTCATCAAGATCCTAAAGAGCGATGAATAAGAAGGCTATGAAGTGTAACGTCCCGCGCAGGGACGTGCAGGGCGGCAAGAAGTTTGTTGTCAAAGCCTGCCAGAATGGACAGGAGCGCATCGTTCGCTTTGGGGATGCTAACATGACGATCAAGAAGAACCAGCCTGCCCGCAAGAAGAGCTACTGCGCTCGGTCTGGCGGCATCAAGGGCAAGACCAACAAACTTTCCGCTAACTATTGGAGTCGGCGGGCTTGGAACTGTTAACCATGAAGGAAAACCGTAAAAATCGCTCAATGAAACAGGAGTTCATGCTCTACAAGCGCATGAAGGAAGCCGAAGAGGCTTTTGAAGACGCTGAAGACATGATGGAGGATGAAAACGAAGGGGAGGGTAAAATGAACTGCAAAAAGCGCAACTGTGAAATGGGCAAGCGTAAGCCCTGTAAGTAATATGCCACTCACTAAGAAGGGTAAGAAGATCAAGAAGGCCATGATGGAAGAGTATGGGAAGAAGCGCGGCGAGTCCGTGTTCTACGCTTCCCGCAACAAAGGCACCATCAAGGGCGTTGACTTCAAGCGTCGGAAGATGAAGTAGTTGGCTCGGGGATGGTGTAAACTATCGCCATGCCTCGTTACAGCAACTTTGGTCCCCGTGACAATCAACTCACGGAGGACGCAGACATTGGCTTTTCCCGGTTTGGTAATCGGCTACGCCCCGACCAACTGAAGGCTGGCGAGCTTGCTATGTCCGTAAACGGACGCATGAACGTCGATGGGACGTGGCAAGTGCGTCCCGGCGTAGATACGTTTGGCCCTACGATTGGGTCTGTGAACGAGGCTCTTGCCCTGCCGTTCTACCTGTGGCCCCAAGTGGTGATTAGCTCGGCCACCCGATCTGGTACGACGGTTACGATTACGACCTCCACCAATCATGGCTTCTCGTCGTCTTACGTCGTAGCCATTGTGGATGTTGGCCCCGGCACCGTAGACCCCAACGGCAACAAGACCGTCACGGTTACGGGCCTCAATACCTTCACCTACACCATTGCTGGAGCTACAGGCAGCGAGACTTATTCAGTTACTGGTGCGTCCAAGGCTGGTGGAGCTATCGTTGGCACTACGGCCCTCAACGGCGCATTTGGCTCCTGCCTATTCTCTGACCCTGCGAGCGATAGTCAGGAGTACATCATTCTAGCCCTGTACGAGAACGCCGTCGCCATCAACATGACGACGAAGGCTACCACCACGATTGCGTACCCCACGGGGATTACGCTCACGTCGTCGGTGAATATGCTGCAAGCCTTCAACAAGGTGTTTATCTTCCGCGACGGAGCTACGGCTCTGCAATGGAACGGCAGCTTCTCTGGCTCCCCAGCGTTTGCGAAGGTGGCTAATGGAGACTACGCCGCGAGCACCTATTTGGATGCATCGAATAACACCAGCATCACGGATGGCGTTGTCACCGTCACCGCAGCGTCTCACGGCTTGAGCATTGGCAGCTTGATTTTCGTTGTAAACAACGGCACTACCGAACTAAGCGAGGGAATACCTTACGTTGTAGCCACCGTGCCGGGAACTGGTAGCTTTACGTTCTACGCAGAGATTTCCGATAGCGCAGCCACTACGGTGGTGTACGCCAAGAGACAGCCCTCCCAGCTTGGCTTCACGCATATGCCCGCGCCCCCGTGGGGAGTGTATCACCAGCGTCGTCTGATTGTCCCCTACTACTACACGACCTCTGGCAGTAGCGGCAGCGAGACGATTACGAGCCGTAATGTGCGCGATGAGATTCTTTTGTCCGACATCTTTGACTCGGATACCTACGACCGCATCCTCAACCAGCTAAAGGTAACTGCCGGGGTAGCCGACTATCTTCAGTATGTTCATCCGTTTACTGAGGATAACGCCGTCATCTTCAACCGCAACTCCATCCACCTGATGATGGGGCTGAGTGGTTCGCTGAGCGACATTGCGCTTAAGGAAATCACCCGTGAGGCAGGACTGGTAGCGCAAAAGAGTGTCGTTACCATTGGCGACAAGATCTTCTTCCTGTCGGACAACGGCATCTACGCTACGCAGTTTCAAGACCTGTACAACCTTCGCGGCGCAGGACTGCCATTGTCTGACCCCATCAATCCCCTCATCAAGCGGATTAACCCAGACTACGCGCACAACGCCGTAGCCGTCTACCACGACAATCGCTATTGGATTGCAGTACCTATTGATGGCAGCACGACCAACAACGCTATCCTGATCTACAACCTTCTAAACCAAGGTTGGGAGAGCATGGACCTGATTGACCAGAGCGGCTGGAACATTGCCAATCTGATTGTCAGCGGAGCGGGCGGGGTGAACAAGCTATACGCCGTTAACAGCTTTGGCGGAGTACACGTTATTGACGAACGCCCTGACGCTTTCGACTACATCTACACCCGTCCCGGTGCAGCGTCTACGCCCTACCCCATTGAGTCGGAGGTGGTTACCCGCCAGTACACGTTTGGCGACGTTGGCCGTAAGAGCTTCAATGCTTACGAGGTTCACGTCGAATCCTCCGACCAAGAGCCTAGCGATGCCGAAATTACGATGATTTCGGAGAACGTAGACAAGGAGGCAGAAATGTACACCCTAGCCGAAAGTCTTGGCTTCGACCTTCCTATTGCGGAGGATAGCTCTGTCCGTGGCCGTATTGGCAACATCCGCGCCTACGGGATGCAGATGAAGTTCGTGCCAACCAAGGGCCGACCCAAGCTGCGTATGGTGAAACTTGAGGCTTCCCAAGCGTTCCGCTCTGTGACAGAAGCTTCTTAATGAAGCCCATTTACGAGGCCAAGAGGATTGCACTTGAGGCCGGGGAAAGCTTTGAAAAGAACCTGACGTTCTATCTGGAGCATGGGGTGGTAATTAGCCTACCGGATAGGTTGCTTATGGGCAGGGCAATCCAGCTAGAGTTGGGGGAGGATGTCTTGTACCCGCCCAAGCCAAACTGTTGGTTTGTCCATTGCGCCGTGGGGGACAACTCTGTAACATGGTTTTGCGACCAAGCCCCAGTCAAACTTCCTTACATTGCGTGGCGCAGGAGTAGAGACAAGAGTGGTAGACTAAGGGTGTACAATACAAGTGCCTTTGAAAGGCTTGCGCGTTTACTTACTTAAACATCATGGGTTCAACTAAGATTTCAGCCGCCCCCCCTGCCCCTGCTCCTATTGATCCGGGCAAGTCTGCACTTGATTACATCAACGCAATGGCCGATCCGGCCTTGCAGGAGAAGCTGTTGGGCGCAGAGCAGCAGTTCCGCCCGCAGTACACGCAGCTCAATCTGCAAGAGATGGAGCAGTATTTGCGTGGTGTTCCCGGCAAGGATGGACAGCCGGGACAAGCTGGTGCAATTGACATTCTCAGTCAGGTTACTCCCGGTCTCGTTAAGGCTCAGGAAACGGCTGATCGTCTTCAGCGCGATGCAGACATCCGCGCCCTTCAGGGCCAGAGCGGAGGCTACCTCTCTGCGCTTATGCAGGCCAACCCCCAGATGTTCGCTCAGCTTGAGGCTGCGCGGGGCATGGGTGGCAAGACTGACTTTTACGGTGGGCTGCAAAACGCAATCACCGGAGCACAGCGACTTGGCGATGTTGGCGTAGCGCAGGCTACGGCCAATACGATTGACCAAGGCCCTCAAGTAGACCTCCAAGGCTATCAGGCTACAACTGGTGCTGCTGCCGAACAGGCGGCTGCTCAGCCCGTTTCCCTGCAAGGCTTCCAAGCGGCTCAGGGTCAGGCTACGATGGCTGGTGCCGCTCCGCAGGCTCAGGCTGCTCTTTTGGGTGGTGCTCCAACGATGCAGGCTGTGTCGGCTGGGGCTGTGCCGCTGGTGCAGCAACAGGGCTTCCAAGCTGAACGTGCCGCTGCGCCCACTCTTGGGGCTGCTCCTACTGTTCAGCAGCAGGGCTATCAGGCTGCGCAGATGCAGGCGGCTATGCTTGGTGCCGCGCCTCAAGCTGCTGCTCAGGGATACAACGCTGCTATGGCGGCGAACGTGGCCGACATCGCTGCGCAACAGGTTCAGCAGGGACAGCTTGGTCAGTCGCTTTACCAGCAGGCTTTGCAGGCTGCGCCCACGTCTGCCTCTGAGACCTTCCGCCAGCGTGCGGCTCAGATGGCTACGTCTACAGGGCAACTTAGCCCAGAGGAGCTTCGCAACGCTCAGCAGGCTACCCGTGAGGCATTTACTGCCCGTGGCTTGGACATGAGCAATCAGGCTATTGCCGCTGAAGCCATGTCCCGTGCGGGTGCCGTGCGTGAGCGTCAGGCTCAGGACATTCAGCAGGCGTCTGCTCTCAATCAGGCTTACCTCGCTGACCTTGGTGCTTCCCGTGGATTTGCTACGGGCGTGTACGGTCAGGACTTGGGTCTTCAGCAGGCCAATCAAGCCGCGATGTTGCAGGCCGCGCAGTCCAATCAGGGCGTTGCTGCTCAGATGTCGCTGGCTAATCAGGCTGCTACGAATCAGGCGGGACAGTTTGGGGCTAGTGCTCAAAACGCTGCCGCGATGGCTAATGCTCAGCAAGCCGCTCAGTTTGCTATGGCGAATCAGCAGGCCCAGATGTCTGCCGCTTCGGCCAATATGGCTGCGCTCAACCAAGCTGGTCAATTTGGTGCTACGGCCCAGAATGCCGCTGCAATGGCGAACGCTGACCGCGCAGCGCAGTTTGCTTTGGCTAATCAGGGCATCCTTTCCCAAACCGGACTGGCTAATATGTCCGCTGGAAATCAAGCAGCGCAGTTTGGTGCTTCCGCGCAGAACGCTGCGGCTATGGCTAACGCCGAACAGCAGGCTCGTTTCGCCCTAGCCAATCAGCAGGCTGGGATGCAGTCGGGGCAGTTCAACGCCCAGCAGGCGGCTCAGTTTGCCCTCGCTAACCAGCAAGCGCAGATGCAGGCCAATATGGCCAATCAGGCGTTGCTTGGTCAGTACGGACTTTCCAATCAGTCGGCGGCTAACCAGTTTGGCTTGGCTAATATGCAAGCCGCTCAGGAGGCTGCTCAGTTTGGTGCGGGTGCTGCGAATCAGGCTACGCTGGCTAATCAGCAGGCGTTTCTTCAGCAGGCTGCTGCCAATCAGCAGGCTCAACAGCAGATGGCTCTGGCTAACATCGAGGCCCAGAATGCTGCGGCGCAATTTGGTGCTGGTGCCGCCAATCAGGGAAGACTGTCCAATCAGGATGTGGCTATGCGTGCTGCTCTGGCTAACCAAGCCGCGCAGAATCAAGTGGGTCTATTCAACGCCGAGCAGCTTACCAACATGGGGCTGCAAAACCGTGCGTTCCAAGCGGCTCAACAACAGCAGAACATCGCTAACCTTGGTATGCTGGGTCAGGCGCAGCAGGGAGAGATGGCTGCTAACCGCGCCTATCAGAGCCAGTTGGTTGGACTTTACGGAGCAGCCTTTGACCCCATGAGCGTTGTCCTTGGCCGTCCGTCCGGTGCGCTGGGCGTGGGCCAGAACCAGCAGGGCTTGGCTGCGGGCATGATGCAGAACATGGGTGGTCAGGTCTTTGACCCGAACGCTGGTGTCAATCTCGCCCTCCAGCAGAACGCCAACCTTGGCAATTATCAGGCTGCTACCTACGGTGCTCGCGCTGCGGCTCAGGGTGCGATTGCTGGTGCTACTATTGGCGCAATCGGCAATGTGGCTAGTGCATTTGTGCCGAAACTTCCGATTCCCGGCTGCTGGGTAGCCCGTGAGGTGTACGGCGAAACCAATCCCCGCTGGGTGATGTTCCGTGAGTGGCTCGTAATGAAGTCGCCGTCTTGGTTTAAGAAGCTCTACTTCAAGCATGGAGAAGGTTTTGCTGCGTGGCTCAAGAACAAGCCGCGCATCAAGAACCTGATCCGCAAGTGGATGGACTCCCGCATCAACAACTATCTCTACTCCTAACATGGCACGCTTCGGAACAGGCATCAACGCCAGTCTTGGCGCAATCAACTACACCCCCTATATGCAGGGGGCCGTTGCTGGCAGTCAGTCGATTGCTCAGGGCATTGCCAGCCTAGGGCAAGCTGCTAGCGGCGCAATCAACACCTACTACGCCAAGAAGGAGGAGGACAAGAAGAAGGAGGAGGCGGCGAACTCCTTCATCAAGACCGTAGAGGCTAACCCTGCCGCCTTCCAAGGCTACTTCAAGGACGGCAAGGTGGACAAGGAAGCCATCAGGACGATGGTGGATACCATTGGCTTCCAAGGAACTCTCCAGCTTAATACCTATCTCGCTGAATCCGCTAAGCAGCAGAAGGCTGAAACTGAGCGTCTTGCTTCAAAGAAGGACGACGATCAGGTTAATGAACTCTTGCAAGCCGAGAGCATGGGTATGCTGGATCAGGTTCTTCCCAAAGCCACGCCAGCCGCCCGTGCCAAGTTTGAACAGGTGCGTCAGCGACAACAGGCTGAGGGTGTTCAGCTTGATCTTGCGCGATCTCAGATTGCTGAAAACTTGGCTCAGGCCCGTGCTGCTGGTATGCCAAAGGTTGAAACGCCGGGGGTTGAAGAAGCTCAGGTGCGTGCAGCAATGCGTGCAGAGGCTCAGCGTGTTAATCGTCAGCTTACTGCCGCTGAAGAGGACGCCATCAGAACGAGGGTGGCAGAATCACGTCGTGCTAGTACGACTTTTGACATGGGTCAAAAGGGCAAGGAGCGCGAGAATGTGTTCAATCAATTCAAGGATGAGCGCAAGGCGTCTATTGAGCCTATCCTCAAGAGCGACCGCGCCTCTCGCCGCTTGGGTGAACTTCTTGACTCTGGAAAGCTCATTGCTGGCTCTACGGCTAACATTGAGCTTCCGATTAAGTCGATTGCTAACGATCTTGGCGTGGGTGACTTTCCCGAGGCTCGCAATACTCAGGAATACATGGCACTCATTGGTCAAGCGGTTGCTCGTAACATCAGCGCATTTGGTGCCGGAACGGCTATTTCCAACGCAGACAGAGAGTATGCTGAACGCATCTCTGGCGGCGACATCACGGTGACTCCAGAGGTTTTGCGTAGGTTGCAGCAAATCCTTAACGATGCCAGTAGGGATACTCTTGAGCAGTACAACAGCAGGCTTTCAGATGTTTTCGGAAGCGATGATGTCTACTACAAGTCACTCCGCGTAAGGGACAATGATGCTCCATTCTTCTTTGGAAAAGTCGCTACAAAACCAGTAGCTGGAACAATTACCAGAGACGGTAAGATTGTGGGCAACTAACCCTTGGTATCAGCTTTAAATATGTCTCAAGTAAAAACCTTTTACGTCGAGAGCCTTGGTCGAAATGTTGATTTCCCCGCTGATATGCGGGAAGATGAGATCTTGGATCGCGTCAAGCAGATGGAGGCTCAGGAGGCGTCTCAGGCTGCTCCTGCGCCTACTGCTCAGCCAGAGACATTTGGGCAAGGCATGATGCGTCGTGGGCTTGGGGCTGCGGCTACCATGACTGCTGGACCTGTCCCCGCGCTGTCTGCGCTTGCCTCCATGTCTACCAAGGCTCTTGGAGAACAGGACTTTGCTCAGTCCATGCGGGAGCAGGGCGCAACCGCAGCCCGCATTGGCATTCCTGTCGCCGCTGGGCTTATTGCCGCTCCTGCGGTTGGTACTGGTCTTACTGCTGCTGCGGCCCTTTCTGGCATTAGCGGAACGAGTAGCGCAATCGCAGAGTTTGTTGGTCAAGTTCTCGATCAGGCTGGTAAGGACGATATGAAGATTGACGCCAACCGTATCGGTGGGGCGTTTGTTGGGGGCCTCAACCCCTTTGCCACAAAGGGCGGTCTTTTGAAGCGTGCCGTAACAAATGTTCCATCGGCTTATGCTGGTAGCGAACTCTCCCGCTTCATCTCATCCGGCGAAGACTGGAAGAATTACAAGTTTGCGAGCACAAGTGACCTTGAGGGAGCAACTCGCGCTTTGGCTCCAGCAGCCATTGGCCTTGCGGCTGGCGTTGGTGGCCGTGGACGTGAACTTTCTAACGAGGCTAAGGCTAATACTGCGGTTATCCGCAACAATGGCTATACTGGGCCAATTACTCTGGGCATGGGCCTTCCCGGAAAGAGCACAATGGAGGCCGATGCGCTTGCCCGCAAAAACGAACTGGCGCGAAAACTTGTCGATGACTTGAATGGCAGCTTGGATGATCAGATCAATCAGGCGTTCCCCAATGTTCCAGACACGGACCCGCTGAAGAAGCAGTTGGACGAAGCCAAGGGTCTTTTGCAGGCTCGCCGTGATTCTTATTTCAAGGCTCAGGCCGAGGCCGATCAGGCTGCTCTAATTGCACAAGATGCGCGTGCCAAGAATCAGCAGAACGCGCCTGCGCTCCTTGCTGACGCCAAGCTAAAGGCGTTTAGGGCAACAACTGAAAAGTTGTCCGTAAACGGAGCCAACGATATGGTTTTCGGTGGGCAGGGGATTCGCTCGATTGATGAGCTTACGAGCGCACGTCGTGGTCAGGAGCTTATCCAACTGGCTTCTGGCGCAGACGATTTCGTGAAGGAAGCCGTAGATATGCTCTATGACTCCACGGGCTTTGGTCGCAACTTCACGGTTGTTACTCAGGACGACTTCTTGAAGCGGGTTAACGACCTAGCCAAGAGCAGTAGGAATCCTGTTCAGGGCAAGATTCTGCGCGAACAGATGAAGACCCTTGGCGATGCATTCTTCCAGAAGTACGGAGATAGCAAGGGACGCCTGTCTCTTGAGGGCTTCCGTATGTTCAAGAATGAAATCTACAACGGATTTAAGGCTGTTGGAAGAAGTGACGCCGAGGCAAGCGCAGCTATGCGTGATGCTTATCGGGCTGTTTCTGAAGCATCCGAGAACTACATCGGTCGCGTTGATCCCGCTGCGTTGCCCAAGATTCAAGCTGCTAACGCTTTGGCGGCATCCCGATTCTCTGCAATTGATAATCCGACTTATGGGATGATTCAGCGTGGGGAGTCTGATTCTCTGTTCAAGTATTTGATGGATGAGGTTGAGGACTCGTCCAAGGCACTCAAGGGCAACACCGTGATGCAGGATGTAGACAGCATCGCCAAGATGATTGCCTCCACCGCCGATCCGGCTGACCCCAAGTCAGTCAATGCAGCCGTTGTGGCTGGCGAGTCGTTCCGTCAGAAGTTCCTGATGAATATGCGCGACACGCTGATGCGCCGATCCGAAGTGGTGGGATCGGGCGAACGTTTGTCTCCCGCTGCTTTCGACACGGGTAAGATTATCAGCCAACTCGACACGCTTTCTGCAAAGGGCTTCCCGATTGAGGAGCTTGGAATTGGCACTCCTAAGCAAATCAAAGCGTTGGCTCGCATACAGTCTTTGTCCAAGACTGCGGCGGTTACGCCCGCTGAGTATGAGCGTTTCCTTGTGCAGGCTGTTGAGTTTGGAGCCGATCAAGCTGCGTGGCGCATGGAATATGGCCGCGCTCTGCGCGATCAACTCCTGAGCACCGGATCAAAGACCCGACGCGCCCAAACTGCCCGTTTGGTTAATGCTCGAAAGAATGCCAAAATCAACGAGCAAGACGCTGCTGATGCCTTGCGCGAAGCCGAGAAAGACCCCTTGGTCGTGTTCTTGGCTGACAAGGGGACAAGCATGAAGTTGTCTGATGATCCGGCAAACAACATTAAGTGGGTTGATAAGCTGCTTACCGTTGAGCCTAGCGTCATTAATGACTTCACCGCTGCCTTGCAGGCTTCTAATCGAAGCAAGGAGTTGAATAACCTTCGCGTGGCTGCTGCGTCCACCGTGATGCGCCGCTTTGGTACTGCTGCTTCTGGAGAGGCGACCCGAGCCGATCTGAACGCCCTATCTGAGTTCTTCGACAACAAGAACCAGAAGTACGTCAATCAGAGAGACTCTCTGCGTGCTCTACTCGGCAACGACGCCTTCAATAATCTTGAGAATATGTACGGCAATCAGGTGCGCTTCATCGTTGATGAGCGCAACAAGATGATGGGTGGTCAGACTGAAGCAACTCGACAGGCTGTTAATGTGCGTGGACGAGTTCCCGGCAAGGGCTTCACGGCTTACTTCAACCCCCAGCAGTTTGAGGCTCTACTGCGCGATCAGTCGTACAACCAAATGTACAGGATGTACATTGATCCGCGTTATGCCCAGAAGTTTGAAGCGGCGTTCACCGCTACTGAGGCTGCTGTTCCCCCGGCCCTTCGGGCGATTATGAACATCTCCAGAATTGAAGATGATCGCAATCGGCAGGGGAACAGGCCCAACCGCTAATTCAGGGCGCGGCCATTAACAATCCGATAGTTGTGGACGTGAAACTCGTCCCCATCTAGGTGGATGATGGCTGCGCCGTGATTGTAGCTGTTATACGGGGAGTAGGCGGGATGTAGGTCCGATAGGCACCCCACGCTCCAAGTGGTCGTTATAGAGCCGTCTAGGGCTGTTTCCGTGTGCTCTGACGTGCGGTGGTGATGGCCCACCATACAGCTCTGCTTGGCCTTGAGGTACGCTCCGCGAGCAGGGTTCACCGGGGGCGCGAATCCCTTGAAGAACTCATGCCCGTGCATCACAGCCAGCCCACCCACCATGATGATGCGCTTGTCTGTGACGTACTCGATGTCGTGTTCGTCAAAGGCCAAGAGGTTCTCCAGCGCGAACTCGTCCAGATGGAAGATTTCGGGGGCCTTGGTCATCATGTAGGTCTTGAACCTATCCTCATGGTTGCCGTCGCGCCAGACGATGCGAGCACCGGGAAACCGCTCACGGAGGTAGGCCAATAGCTCGTTGGTGTCGTCCCGCTCCTGCTTGAAGTTGCGGGCGCGGGGATCACGCACGAACGTGGACAGAGCATGGCAGTCGATGGTGTCGCCGTTGAGGATGATGCCGTCTACGTCCTCCTTGAGCGCACGCTTCACCGCGCACTCAATAGCCTCTGGAGTGTGATAGGGAACGTGTATGTCAGAGAGGATAGCCACCTTCTCCACCCCATCCATGATGAACGGCTTGAACTCACGGGTCACGGATGCCGGGATTTGGCGCACAGGAGTAGTGGGTTCCGTCAGTCCACGGGCCTCACGGTGTTCCTTGCCCTTGGCTCCACGGCGATAGCGGATGGCAGAGTAGGCAGCGTCATAGCCAGACCAAAGGAGCGAGTGCTCCTTGTACATGATGCGAGCCAGTTGACGGCTCGGCAGGGTTGGATGCGCGGCGAGGTATTCCTCAACTACGGCAGCAACATCAGGATTGTTGGGCATGGACGCTCAGGATAGCACGGTCGATTGCTGCGCGTAAAGAAGGTCCATCCGTAATCATCAAGTGCTCTTCGCTCTCGTCCATGTAGACAATCTTGAACATGGGGTCGCCGTCACCGCTGATGGTAAAGGCAATCTCGATGACGTACTTCTCAATCCAGTTTACTCTGTTTTCGTCCTCTGGCTGGTCTAGTTTTGGGATCATGGGTTATGTTTTTATGGCAGGGCTTACATATCACCTGCAAATCTTTTGCCTCGCAGAACAGGCGTTCTACAAAGCCGGGAAGGTCGGAGTAGCTCTTGAGTGAGCCACACTCCACGACGTGATGCACTTGGGTGTTCTTCTGGATGAACCAGCCCCCGCACACGCCGCATTGATATTCGTTTTTCTGTAGTTTGTTTGGCCCCTTGTAGGGGCGTTTAGCCGCATTGCGACATTGGTAGTTGACGGGGTAGCGAGTGAAGGCACGCCGCAGGGCAGAGCGGATGAAAGAGAAATAACGAGATTCTGACCATGTGCCGCCGCAGCGTGTCTTCTCTGGCTTAGGCATTACTATTTTCGAAGAAATCCCAATACATTCTCTAGCTCCTTTTCTTTGGCGCGATATCCAGATTCTCTGCCCTCTCTGTATGCGACTGACATTAAGGAGATCACAAGATTCCTTTCGCTCATTTTAAGAGACTCTGCGGCATACCAATCCTTTTGATTGCTCCACCAAAGGAAACTTGCTGGATCAATCTGAGCATCTAGACCCGGAAGATCGATGTATGCTCCGCCCTTAGTCAGACTTTGCATTAGTTTGTATGAGTTCATTTGTTTAATCAATCCAGTCGATGACAGCCTCAACGGTGGTGCTAATGGCCCAGATTGCCGCGAATCCGAGTAGGAGGGTCATGGCTTGTTTTCCTTCTGAGCGTCTTCAATTGAAGAGCGAATGTTCTCTGGTACTAATTTGTACCAATGCTGAACAAGTGAGCGCAGCGCGGCGTTCTCGCGTTCGAGTTCGCGGGTGAATTCGGGGGAAACAAACTCTTGCGGCTCAGACGAAAGCCCCCAATGTCCGACAAAAGCAACGTCC